AGATTTCTATATGCAGTTGTTGCCGACTGGTCTATGCCAGCATCTTTTGCTGCTTGAGTACCAGCAGTTTTAATTTCTTGAAGTTCTTTTCCAATTTTTGAGACTTGAGAATTTAAATTCTTAACAAGTTCCTCTCTAGACATAATAGGTTTAATAATACCACTTTCTCTTGTTAGTTGAACCATTCGCTCTAAATCTGCTGGCGCATAGCCTTCTATTGCCGATTCAACTGCTTCACCTGGATGCATAAGCTTAACAAGTGCTTTTTGTGGATTAGTAAAACCTTCTAGTGGGCCTTTTTCCAACGCCTTTTTAACACTGTTAGTTAGTTTAGAGCCTGCTACGCCAACAAGCTCACCGCCTGCTCCAAAAGCTCCTCCTAAAATTGCTCCAGTACCTACGTGTGTTAGCAAGTTTTCTGCGTTGAATTCAGCTTTTCCTAAAGCGTCTTCGGATAATAATTGGCCAGCACTAGCTATTCCACCCTCTACAGCAGAACCTGTAACAGCAGCAATACCTGGGGCTAGTTTTTGCACTAATGATTTGGCAACAACTTTACTAGCTCCTTCTTTTACTAAAGCTTTTTCAATAGCCACCGTAGTAGCTGTTCCTGCTTTTGCCATTACACCTGCTGGCGTTGCAGCTAAAACTCTTGCTGCTAGTCCTCGTGCTCCAGCTATTGGTGCAGCTGCTGTTCCACCAGTTAGTGCTGTTGCGGCAACAGGTAAGATTGCTCCAGTAGTTTCAAAAACTCCAGACGTTAGTGGGTTAGCCTCCTGAAGCCCAGCTAAGGTTTCAGCGGTAGTTATTCCAAGTGCCGGAGCAATTATATCAGAAGTGCCAAGCGTAATACCTCTGGCAATTCCGGCCATGGCTGCTGCCGCTTCTCTATCTCCAAATTCTTTATTAACTTGAAACTTTCTTAATTCTTCTGATGTCGTAGGTCTAAATCCACCTTCAGTAATTGCAGATTTAAACTGTTCTGATGGAATAGTAACAAGGTCACCATCCGGGTTTACGACATCAATCTGAACACCTTTTTTAAGCGCATAGCGAGGGTCAGTGGCAAATTGTGCTAGCTGGTCCCTAGGTATATCAACAGCCTGATTAAGCTGACGGTCCCAAACCTGTATTGAGTTTTGTGTACCATCAGTTTTTATTTCTGGCTGCTGATTGTCAATTTCGTCCATATTACCTACTTTGTAGTTGATATGACCTATTTTTTAGGTGTTATAGTATAAGTTGGAGTAGCAACAAAAGATTTTCCACCTTTAACATAAGGATTAACAATGCTTCTCATGTCACGGTCAAGCTTATTAGCTAAAGCTAGTATTTTTTTCCTAGTAGTTTCATCTGATTCAAGTTTAAAAACTTTTGTAGGGTCACCAATCATATCATCAACTATTCTTCTGTACTCATTTTCTTGCATAACTCCAGGTCCTTGAAGTGGCTCTCTAAGACGGCCAACTAGTAAATTAACCTTTTGTTGAGCTAAGGCTCTTTGGTCTTTATCGTACTTGCTCCAAGTTTTTGGGTTTGTGAGGGCGTGCAGCTCTCTAAGTCCGTTTATAGAAACTCCAGCATTACCAATTTGTTTCTCCAGGTCTCTCCTGGTTTCTTTGTCTGGTACAACTATATTAGTTCCAGCTATTGTCAGCTCTTTTTCTTTTTGCTGTGCTTCAATTACATTTTTTGGAAGACCGGCCTGTTCTAGTTCTAAAGGACTCATTTGCATAAGCTTATCTTTACTTATAGTACTTAAATAAGCCTTTTGCTTTATTGCAGCATCAAATTGTTGATAGGCTTGCTGTTGTTGCCTTGTTAGTTCTGCATTTAAAATAGCGGCTTGTTGCGGAGCTTGTGCTTGTCCTGACATAGCAGCTATTTCGTTCAGTTTATTTTTTGTTTGTTCTAGTTGCATACCTCTAGTGTAAGCAGCGGCGGCATTTTCGTCATCAAAGGTTTTAAGAGCTTTGCTATACAGATTGTCTATTGCAGCTAATTTTGACTTTTTCCCTGCTAAACCTTGCTCATATGCATACTTCTGTTGAGCCATATCATCGTCTATAGCTTTATTAATAATTTCCATAGCTGTATTTTTAGTTCCGGTCATAGCTGCTGCATATTGTCCTATACCCATTACAATAGCTGCTAAAATTTTATTTCCAGTACCTTGTTTTTCCCAGTAATCTTTAAAGTTTGGTTTAGATTCTTGAATTTCATTTGATAGCGTTTCTATTTGCTTTGTATATCCGTCGACTGTATTTTTATATTTCTCAAGTCTTTCTGCTTGAGCTATTTGCTGTCCTTCCAACGTGTCGTTTGCATTTGCTATAGCATCTGCTGTATCTTTGAAAGATTTAGCTTGTGCAGCTGCAATTGCAGCATTTGCATTCATTTGTTTTTGGTACGAACCTACTGCTGTACGCTCAGCTGGCCCCATAACAGGAATTTGCTGGGTTTGTTGCTGTGGAATCTGTTCAGGTTGGTTTTGGTCAACCATAAACTGGTCTACAGTTGCAGCTGCTGGAACAGGTTGAGCAGGCATATTTTTTGCCGCTCTAGCTTCTGCATCGGCTTGGTTTATTGGTATTCCTCCAGCTTTCAACATCTCGTCATATTTAGATATAAGCGATTCTTTAGGCCAATTAATCTGTCCTTCAAGTGGGTTGATTTGGTTCATTTGTTCAACACCAACACCTGGATTCATAACAGGGTTTATTGCAGCATCTAAAGGCTCAGCGGTTGGTTGGTTCGCAAAGTCGACGGTAGGAGATAAAGCCACATCTTGTTCTTCAAGTGGATTTTTAGCCATGTTAACCCTTCTTTCCTTCTACTTTTTGAAGTCGTCTATTTAGGTCTGCCTGAGCAGCTAAAATCGCACCAAATCCACGACCATAGTTAACCACTTTACCCTCTGGTGTATCTTCTACCATACTTTTTCCAACAGGTCCAGCTTTTTCAAGCTCTTGGGCCATTGGGGATAAAAATGTACCCTTTCCATCTTTTGTGTCTTTATATTTATAACTATGGCTACTTAGTTTACTTAAAAAATGCTCAGGGTCCATTGGTGTATTTTTAGCGCTCTTAATATCTTTTTTTGCATTTTTATCTGAAATAGCTGGTAGAAGGGCCGCTCCCATAGTTGCAATACCTTCAAGTTGTGCAGCGCTCCTTCTTGCCCCAGCTTCTTCTCTAGCACCAGCTAAACCAAGTTGAGATGCGTAGTTTTTAGCGGCTACCTCATCCATTCCTTGAATACCTTGCTGTGCCAAACCTTGTTGACCTTGTAAAAACTGACCAAATTGTTGTTGGGCATTGGCCAAACTAGAGGCTCCTTGTAAAGCACTTTGCTGAGCTGCCGCTTGACTTATGTTTCTAGATGCTAAAGCAGAGCTTCCGCCGCGAGCTGCTTTTGCTGCAGCAACTTGTTGACTTAGATTCATTTGCTGTTGCAAAGCAGCTGCTGGGTCAATTTTTTTCCCTTGAGATATAGCTTGCAGTTGCTGACCAAATTCACTGGCTCGGCCTCTATTTTCAGCTTCCTGTTTTAATAGGTCCATCTGTCTAGCTGCATTTAACTCTGGAGCACTGGGCATCGCTCCTCCGCCGCCGCCACCACCTTCCAGTAAATTTTTTAACATTAGTCCGCCAACGGCTGTTTTTGCAAGACCAGCTGCTGTAGCACTTCCTCCCAATCCTGCCAAACCAGAAAGCCCTCCGGTAGCATACAATGCGGCAGCTGCTACTGCAGCTCTTCCAGCTGGAGTGTCTAATTCTCTATTAATGTTATTACCAACATTACTTAAGTTTTTATTAATCGTATTTCCAGCAGCACTGAGATTTCTATTTACTGTATTTGAAATATCAGAAATTGGATTTCTTATTTTTGGTCCACCACCACCCATAAACTCTCCTAAGTAGCTCCATGTGTATTAACTGTTTTGTTTAAGCCTTCTTTTACACCTAATTCCATAGCAAGTCCAGAAATAGTTAAACCTTCCCCATATGTTCCAACATCTGGTGGCAATTCTTCTATTTTGAACTTAACCATAGAGCATTTTTGTCGCTTTGGCCTTATTTCTAAATTATAAAAATTTGTATCTATAACCGTTGTAGTATCTACTATAACTGAATCTACATAAGTTTCTGACATATTATAAGCAAAAGATATTTTTAACTTATGCGGAGATTTATAAGTTGCTAATATCATTAATTTATACAAACGCTGATACCCTTGTAATCCGGCAAATGAAATCCATGAGGATGTTAACTTTATTGGTACGTAAACTCCGCCATTATTATCAGTAAAAGATACAGGTAAAGACCTATTTTTTGCATATTTATAGACTTTTCCAGTATTTGTTAAATGATACAATTCTGTATCTTCTCCAATTATCATGTCTACGATATTATCAAATGCAACCGGCGGTGTTAATTGGTCCCAACGTGGTTGTGTACTCCATCGGTTTGAAAAGTAGTCGTAGTTAACGATAACACTATCAGCCATAACAAATCTAATTTCATTTGTTTTTGGCAACATAACTGCTGTGGTTACATTAGTATTATATTTTTCTGCTGGAGCACCTTTGTATTGAATTGAGAAATTTCTACCAAGTAAATAAATACCTTTAGCAGAATTGAATAGTAGGCCTTCTGGAGTATTGATTATGGAGTTTTTGTCTATACAACCTGCATCTGTTGTAATAAGTTGTGGAGTAGTAAAATCATCTTGCTGACCTAAATTATTAGGCCCATCTCCATTCATGGCATAAATAAAGTTTTCTTTAAAAATTATCAGTGAGTTATCCAATGAACCGATTCCAGTCAGCTTTCCACCGGCCTCAGGTATATCTTTTTTTAAAGCACCATTAAATGCTATTGGATTTCCTTGAGTTAGCAATTGACTGTAGCTCAAAGTCTGTCTATTGTCATCTATAGAAAAAACTCGGTTTTTATGGGTAGCTAAGTGATAAGATGCGTTTAGAGCGTCGTTTTCAAGTGCATTGCCTGATGTATATAACAATTCTCCGGCAACTAAGTCAGGAGTATTTTCGGTAGTTAGATTCGAAACACTAAAATACGAAGAAATGCTGTTAAAAACAGTAAACTGTGAATCTAATTTATGATAAGTAATTCCATTAGTACTAGTCATGTAAATTTCTGGTACAACATTTTCTTTTAATGTAAAGTTTAGTCTGGAAACATATACAAAAATTGTATTTACGTTTGTTGCCGTAACTTGAACATACTGATTATCACTTGGCGCACTTCTATAAACGTTACCATTATTATCTCTATATGACCAGACAATATAAAATCTATAAATTCCAACTGGAATACCAACAAATCCTGGAATTGGACTAACAGTCTGTTGTATGTTTAAAATTTGAGGTCTATCTATAAATCCTTGCTCTGATATTAACTTACCATCATACAGTAATGGTAATGCTCCATTAAAAAGCAGTTGATTTTCTATGTTTATTTTACTTATATCGGAATATATGCTTGGCTGCAAAGTAGTTTGAGTAACTTTTGTAGTAGTCCACTCAGTTGGTTTTGTTATTGAATAGTATGGAACCGACGAAAATGCAATATTAACCAGTGAAAGTTTACCGTCTACAATTATCAGAGAGCTTGGCAATAAAATTTCTGATTTTTTTGATGACGTAGTTTTTCTAGAGTAAGGTACCGTTTCTTCCTTATCTCTTGCAGATACAATTGTCCAGTTTGTATCGTCAGAACTTTCCAGTAAATATGTTGTATACCCATATGTTTGCTGCTGAGAACCAGATGTTCTGTCAAGTGGTGGCAATGGAATTGCTGTATATGTTAAAGTAGGTTTAACAGCTACATAGTGTTTATTTTGATATAGTAAAAATTCAGATACTAAATTTGTTTCAGTGTATATTGTTGTATTGGAGACTACTGTTCCAGCAGATGTAACTTCTGCTTTTTTTAAATTGTTATCTCTAGTAGAGTATAAAATAACAGATGTGGTTGCTGTAGAAATATGTTGAATAGAAGTTATAAATTGAACGTAAACAGAGCTATCAAATGATACTGGAGCATGTACAACGGTAGCCAAGTTAGACTTAAGTCTTGCCAAAGTGAATAAAGATGTTGAACTTCCACTTGTAGAATTCGTTGCTCCGGTTAATCTAATCGTAGCACCATTATTTTCAAAAGACAATGCAACCACGCTTGGTGAAAAAGGAGTTCCAGAAGATACATTAGTAGAGCTTAAAAATGAGCCCGATGAATCGTATTTACTTATTGTTAAATTGCCTGATTTTATATGTGCTAAATAAAAATTTGTACCGTCATTTATTAATGAGCCTGGATAAGATGAAACTCCAGAAGATGTTGTTGTTAAAGTTAGCGTGGTAGAATTAAAAAAGTAAGTATAGTTATTATCAGTAATAAAAAAACCGTTGCTTGTTCCGCTTATATTCCCAAGTCCATCTATTGTTGGAAAAAGCGTAGTAACTAAAGTCGTAGAGAATAAGATAGTTTCAGTATTTTTATCCTCAATTATTAACTTTGTATTAGTCAAAGTTGCATTGCTACTATCTTCAATAATAACATATCCAACAAGATTGTTAGAAACTGCATGTCTAACAGAAACAACGCTTGTGTCTGCATCATATTTAATACCATAGTCAGATGAAAATGGTCTAAAATTGCCTTTTTTGTCCCATTTGGCTGCTGACGGTGAATAAGAATATAAAGAATTGTTATCAGTCATTATTAATTGATTATTAAATTTGGCCAAAGATGTACCAGATGATATGGTATTGCCAGATACTGTCTCGTTAGATAGTTTAGCATTGCCAAGCCTTTTCTGTACTCCACCAAGCTTAGCGAAGTTTACATTTTCAGCTTCAGTAAATCTTGTAGCTAAAACACTTGGGCCGTCAGACTTTGTGTCTATTCCATCGGCAATATTTAATTGTACTTTTTGCTTTTGTAATGCCATTAAAACACCCACAGGGAAACTGTTGTAGCAGCAGAAGCTGTAAGGTTAAAGCTTTTTGTATCAGCAGATGGAATATTATCGGAAAAGTTAGCAGCGGCAGAGCTTGATACGACTATATAACCATTGGCTTTTCTGTTAAGACCATGGTTAATTACAGTAGACGTATCAACGGATATTCCGGTTATTAATTTACCATCAATTAATTCTGTTTTTAGAATAGGATTCAGTGAGTCTGCTACATTAGACTGCAAAAGCTTAATATCCATTTCTTGAGATGTAAATGTTTTAAAAGCTTTTGATGTAATAGCCATTATTTAACTCCGTAAAGCCAAATATTATTCACCGCGTGTACATCGCTAACGCTATCTCCCTGACCAGAATCTCTATTTTGAGCCATAGCTATAATTCTTTGACCCATAGCTTGTTTTAAAGCGGCCAATTCTGAAATATCACTTTCTTCTTTTACTTTCATTTTGATTGCTGCGTCAATAATTACATACTCTGCAAATTGATTTAAGTCAGCTAATGTATCACTATCATTAACGAGCTTTGTAGCTACTGGAATATACCAAAGTTTTACTGGAGTTGTACTATCAGGAACTGGTGCAAAAACTAGGTTTCCGCCTACTATTCTGTATCGTGGAATTGCTGCTCCTGGAATCGCCCATCCAAGACCTTGATTAACGTTACGTTCATTGAAATTAAAAGGCTGTAAATTTTGAATTGTTGAATTGATTGTAATATCAACGCCACGTAATTTATAAAAATTAGCTGGAAGTGCATATGAGTCTGTACCAGCAACAGTATTAAAAGTAGTACTGCTAATATAATAATCACTATCATATGCGCTTATAAGTAAATCGTGCAGTTCAGCAATACTTGAATTTACATAGGCAGTTAATTCTGCTTCTGTAATAAAATCGCTGTTTTCCATATCGGCACGTTGACGAGATTGATTGCGCAGTTCCAATAATGTAATTGTCATTATTGCCTCAATTAAAAGAGGCCGGGACACTTCTGCCCTCGGCCATTAGATTAACACATTTCTACAAAACTTTTTAGAGCTTCAGCAAGAGCTTCAGCATCTTTGGATTCAAGAGCGGCAAGAATCTCTTCAGCAGCAATTTTTTTGCCTTCCATTTCAGATTCTTCGTTTTCCATTTCGTCCATTTCAGGAGCTTCTTGATTTCCGTTTTCGTCTCTTTTTCCAGCCTTAGCAATTATGATGCTAACAGCCTTTTTTTTATCGTCTTTTGCAAACATTGTTGCCGCCTTTATTATTTAGCAGTTGAGTCTTTTAAGACTATGTTTACGTGAATTTTAGAAGCAGTGTCAACATCAGCAACAGAGCCAGCAGTTGAGGTATTGATAACGATGGTTTTTGCACTTGTTACGTCAGCCGATTTAACAGTTAGTGCTGTTGTTACATCTGAAGACTCAAGAGTCAATGTGACGCTGCGAAGTGCAACATACTTGTCTGTCAAAGTAATTGTGTATTCACCAGTAGCTGTTTTAGCAACTGAAGCAACTAGGTGGTTAAAGTTAGTAGCGGCAACTGCTGCTGCTGATGAAAGGCTGATGGAGCCAGCAATTTGAACTTGTCTAGCGTCACCTGTTAAAACTTTTTCTCTAAAATATCTATTAGCCATATAATCTCCTGCGCACGCGCACGTTTAGGCCACTTAATTGTGTCCTAATATAGTATATAATAGGCTATTTTTGTCCTTTAGTCAATAGTTATGTATATTTATATAGTTAGAAAGTAAGTTTATAAGTTTATACATTTATATGCCCCGATAGGGTACTAAAATCCACATTAATATGGCTTTATACCCCGATTGGGGTACAAAATAAAAAACCCAGGCTGAGTTTCCGCAGATGCCTGGGCCAAACAGTGATTGCGCACTGGTCTATTATAGTATAGTTTGAGCTTATTTTTTTAGGTAGGATATTGCTTTTTGTAAAAGCTCGACACTATGTTCAAATTTTCCTATGCTAGTATTGCACCTATCGCATAACAATCCTCGAACGTCTTTGGTATCGTGACAATGGTCAACAGCTAGCTTGATAGTTTTGTTTCCAACTACATTTTGACTCTCATGTTTACCGCAAATTGCACAGGAGTGGTTTTGTTCTTCTAACATTTTAATGTATTGTTCTTCAGAGATTCCATATCTGGCTTTTAGTTTTGCTCGCCGTTGAATTGCTCTTGCCTTCTCTGGATTTTGCCTCTTCCACTCAATGTTTGCATATTTTCCTACCTCGGACGTATTCCATTTTTGCTTTATTGACTTAACTTTTTCTGGATTAGCTTGATTCCATCTTTTTGACATCTCTGTTTTGCACTTATTACAATAAGAATACAGTCCATCTTTATTTCTTTTCTCTTTTCCAAATTCAGACTCGTTTTTAAGTTCATTACATTTTCTACATTGTTTCATATAGCCTCCATGGTTAATTCTATTATGGAAATCTATATTTTGCAAATAAAAAACCCAGGTTGAGACTTTACTTCTACCTGGGCTAAAAAGTTGCTTTTTAATTTACTAAAAACGTAAAAACTATAGTAAAATCACGGCGTTATAACCGGGCGCGTGACAGCCTAAATTGCCGTATCCGCCAATACGAACTTCATAAGCATCTGCTGAAGCTTCTCGGAGCATTTTGTTTCCGTCTGCATCCAAGATTCGTGGCATAGCTTTAAGTGATTTAAGAGTCAAGGTATCGAGTTGAAGCATGTAGGCTCTGTTTCCTGGGCAGTTAAGGTCAGGAACAACTTTGATGGAACCATTTGGTCCGTTGATTTGAACACCTTGGAAACCAATTTCTGCATTCAATCGAACATCAACGTACTGAACTTTTGTTCCAAGAGAAACAACTAGCTCAGACCATTTAGTGAAGTTCATGAAACAGTGTGATGGTTTTGCACCTTCTCTTGCAAGACGTGCAGCAGTTTTGTTCAAAGCTTCTTCGATTGGCATAGCAGTTCCGTTGAATCGGATACCAGCAAGTCGAGTAGCATCTTGGCTTCTGTTAACACCAAAAAAGCTGTCTGATGGAGATGGAGCTGTAGCAGGAATCCAACCAGCAAGACCGGTGATTTTATTAGCGTAGTCACCTTCTTTGAAGATATAGTCGCCATTAGCAGCAGCAGCGATTCCAGAAGTAACAGCAGCAGAAGCTGTAATAGTTCCAGCATCACGGTCAACACCAGCGATAGTGATAGTTCCAGAACGAACTGAACCAGAACCGTCTGTAGCAGAAAGTTCAAGTTTCATTCCAACTTCAAAGTTCATTACAGAATCAGCGTCAGCCAATGTAATAACAGCAGTTGAAATGTTAGCAATCTGTCCAAGAGAACCAGAACCAGAACCGTAAAGAGCAGCAGCGATTGAGCGGCTAGAACTGTTGATAGCTTGGTCGATTTCTAGTGTAGCAGCTTCCATGAAAGCGTTAGCATTTCCTTCAGAAGCTTCCATTACTTCATTTTTGATAGAAGCAAAGCTGTACTCAGACTTACGTGGAATCAAGAATTTGATACCTTTTGAAGTTGAAGTGTTAGCTTGTGCTTTTGCGAAATCAGCAGAAGTTCTTTGTGGACCAGCAAACATTACTGGAAGGGTCCAAGTTCCGTCTCCGCCAAAATCTGTTTTTTTAGGGACCAAAGCCAATAAAGGGTTATCCTTTAGAGTCATTTGCTCCATTCTTTTAGAGTCATAGTGCGCTTTTAACGCATATGCAAACGATGTTACGTCTAATGCCATTTTAATTATCCTTTTTTATATATTACAATTCACAAACTGCAAAGACCCCATGTCTTGGCTTAGCTTGTAAATCTTATTAATTTCGCTGCTTCCCTGAGCGACTCTTCCCTGCTTAAGTTTTTACTTCCATTCCTTGGAACTTCAGCAGCCATGCTGTTAGATATTGTTACGCTATCTTTTTTATCCGTCTGGCTCGGTGGCACTTGGCTTTTTGAGTCAGATTTTGCGGCTAATTTCTTTGCCTGAAGGACTTTTTTGGCTTCGTCCTCAAAATAAGATTCTACTAAGTCTAATGCTTCTTCAATACTGAGCACTTTCTTGTGCTCATTATAGTATTCTTCTGTCACTTCGTAGGCTAGCTGGACTGCGTCGCCTTTGTAAATGCTTGATAATTCATACTTTTCTGTATTTTGGTCAATAGTTTCTTCTAGAGACCGTTTATATGCGATTTGTTGTCTTTCTAGATTGGTTTGGGCCTCAGATTCTTCTTTTTCTTGTAGTTGTTTTTTCAATTCTGCTAGTTCTCGGCTATATTTGCTGTCCATTTCTTCTTGCAGTCTTCGAATTTGCATTTCAACTGTTGGATTACTATCGTTTAGGGCAATATTGTTAAGGTCCTCAAAACTAAACCCTTCTTCTTCCAAAGCTTTAAGCGGATTTTGTTTTAGTTTTGTTTTCCAAGATTGCTTTTCCTGTTCAATTTCTTCTCTCATACGCTGAATTTCTGCTTGCTGCTGTTTAAATTCAGACATCTGCTGCTCATGGAGTTTTCTAGCAGCGGCAATTTCTTTTTCTTTTCTTGTTAAAGCTGCAAATTTAGATGCAAACTTGTCTTCAACTTTAATTTCTGGTTTAGTTTCTGGCTGTTGTCCTTCTACTTGTTGACCTTCTGCAGGACTTTGACTTGATATGTCTGGTACAACACCAGCTGTTTGTGAACTGTTATCTTCTGACATTGTAATTCTCCTTAGCCTTGCGGCACGTTTGGTAATAATTCAGATTGTGGTGCTGCCATTGGTGCTGCCATTGGTTGACCATCAGGTCCAATTGGCATTTGTGGCATTTCCGGTTGAGTAGCCTGGTCTAAAATGTCTTGGGCATCTACTATCCATCGACGGAAAAGGTCCAAAATTTCTTCTGGTGCCCCTTCACTTTTATATAGTAAATACGCTTCTTGAACTGTTGGTATTCCGTAAACTAAGTTCTGGTAAGGTTCTGGAGCTTGATATTCTCCAGTGTCCAGCATAAGTTCTATAGTTCTGTGTATATCTTCAACTGGGCTATTTTTTCTGTTATACATAGCTTTCAAATCTGGAAAGTCTAGAAGTCTCATGCCTTCTTCTTTATCAAGCAGACCGGCTTGCATTAATTCTTGAACTTCTTGTAGTTTAGCTGCTGGAGTTTGACTTAGTGCTGAAGTTGGGAATATTTGCATCATATATTGGTCGTCGGTCATTTCTACTTCTGACCATTTTACTTTTTTCAAGAAACCAGAACCTGGGGCAGCAACCTCAAAATCGTTTGTTTCAGCAGCAATTTCTTTAACGAGGTCTATGCAAATTTTAGCGGCGTCTAAATAGCACTGTTCATACCGCTTTGCGCAGTCCATGAAGCGTTCTGTTTCTAAATCATTGTAAACTCGAAGGGCTTTTCCAGAGTTCAATCCTTGTGGTTTTTGGCTTTGTGCACTAAGTTGACTAATTCCAAGAATTTCGTATGCTCGTTGGTATAAGTAGTTCAAGTGTGTGAATAACTCTTGTGGTATGCTTCCAAGTTTTCCTTCTTGAGGAGGTGTTCCAGCATACTTGATAATTCCGCCAATTTTATTGTTTAAGTGTGATGTAACAATTTTGCTACTAGCTTCTACAAAAATTTTTGGAACGCTTACAAGGTGCATAGAAACTTGAATAGTTCGTAGTATTTTGTTAATTTCCAACTGAATACCAGTTAACTGTTCGGCAACACCCTGGCCAAAAAATCCTAGTGGTCGCTCATTCCACCTAAAGAAAACAAATGGAAAATATTGTTTATCGTATCCTTCGTCTAATAAAGTTTCATTTTGAATGCTGATACAGTGTCTGCCGTCTGTTGCGCCTTTTCCTGATGGAAGTCTCCAGCTTTCAATGACCATAATCATTTCTTTATTGTATGGATGCATAGTTCTGCCAGTTTCAAGTGACGCCTCTAAGTCAATTGCTCCAGCATAGCTTGGAAAAACATGTTTTAGTACGTCTTTATGAATCCATTTTCGCTGATGAAGCTGTCTTGGCTCTCCATAGTATGCTTCACTGTCATCAACAATAAGCTCATCCGTGAACACATTTTCAGCCTTGATTTCATTATTTTGCTTATAAAATTTAACTGCGCCTGTTCCTAAAATCGTACCCAATTGAAAAGCTTTAGCGCCTTTTCTATACATATCAATGCTGTAAAATACACCAGTTATAAATTTATTTAGCTTTTCAGCTTTTCTTTTAAGTGACCAGTCGGCTCCATCGGTCAAAAAGTACGGAAGTGGTTTATTTTTTGTAATTTTGCTTAATACTGTATCGCACATGCTTTGAACAATATTAAATGTAACTCGATTTTGTACTGAATTTACTGGTTCAGCTCTTGCAAAGTTGAATGTATTTAGGCCATTGAGTTCCATGTTGCCATAAAGTCTCATGTGGCGTAGATTGTCATCTGAGCGGTACTGTTGTTTTTGTTCCAACAGCGATACGTAATTAAATATGGCGCGGTTTACATTTTCTTTCTGTTTATACCAGATACTGTCCATTTATCGTCCTTTGTAGGCTTTATGTGCCAGCTGGGGTTGACCAGAGTAGCATTTTCTCATCGTCTTCTTGGTCTATATCGTCTGCTAAAGTACGGGATGAGCCTTTTTCCTCTGGTAAGTCAGATACTTGGGCCATGTTTTGATAAAAATAGGTTTCTGATAGCTCAAGTTTGATGTCTCCACATTCTAGTTTTTTAATGTGGCCATCGTGCATTAACTTAATAAGGTCTGAAACTTCTTTAATTTTGTCCATAGAGTCCATTTATATCATTTTGATGCAATAGTCAAAATAAATTTTCTATTTTGTTTTATGTGTGTTATTGTTTTTATATGAAGAAATTGAGAAAACCAAAAATTGTGCAAAGAAAGCCACTGGATAGGACTGCTAAAAGAATGCCTATAGTTAAAGGGCCAGTTAGAATTGCTACTAAGCAAAAACCAACGCGAGCCGTCGTTTGGCTTAAAGGAGGAGAAGTGAAGCAAGTTGAGTATACATTTGTAGGGCTTAGAAAAGAGGTTATTTTTAAGCTTAAAGATATGAAATTAGCAGAAATACGTAAAATTGTTAAGGCCTTGGGAATTGACTGGGAGCCGGTCGCTGGTGATGCTGATGCTGATTATATTAAGTTTATTCCTAGAACAGGAGATGTACAGTGAAACAAGAGCATACAACATCAAATATTGTTGCCGTACTTGTATTAGTTTTTTGGGCTACTGTTTTATATCTCAGTTTGAGACAGTTGGGTAAATTTAGTAGCATTATGGAAGTTTATCATCATACAATTAAACAGGAGGATACAGATGGAACAAATTAAACTGCCAATCGGCAATCAACTTACTTGGGATGAGATTTTAGTTTTAGAAGCTGCTAGCGATGAAACTGATAAATCTAAAGAGGAGATATTAAATGAAGCCACTGACAATACTAATTAAATCTGCTTTGTTAATATTGATTGGTATATTAATACTAATTGCATTTGAATTTTTTATGTTTTTAACTTTTTTACTTTATACTTTTGTTATTTTAACTTAATTGGAGTATATATGAAAATACTGTTGTTTTTTTCTATAATATTTATTGTTGGATGCGCTCCTGGATTTGAGCCTGGTGTTTTTGCAATAGATAAAAGGTTTTCTACTCAAGTTTCTAGATTTGAACAAATGTATGATATTGATGTTACCGTTTCTGTTCAAATGGCCAAACTTGCTCCCCCACAACTTGGTGTTTGTTATTATGCAGGAAGAAATAATAGTACTGTGAATTTGGTTCAGATTGATGAAGAGTATTGGGATAGGGCTACGGATATAGAAAAAGAATTTTTAATTTACCATGAACTGGGCCATTGTGTTTTTGGCTTAAAGCATAATGATGCTTATGGAAAAGTAGGAAACTACAATTCTGCTCCATTAAGTATAATGAACACTTATAATTTTGGAGCTTATCCAGTTTATGTGCAAAATACTAATTATTATTATAATCAACTTTTTCAACAATATAAAGTGAGGTAATTATGAGTAAGGTTACGATTGAGTTTAATCTACCAGAAGAGCAAGAAGATTTGAATTTAGCATTAAAGGCTAATGATTTGGCTTGTGCAATATTTGAAATTAGAAATCAAGTTTTTAGGCCTGCACGAAAGCACGGTTATGGTCACGAGGCTATAGATGCGTTTATTCAAAAAAATCCTGATGCTGTAGACTTAATTTATATGCTTGAGCAGTTGTTTACTCAGGTTCTAGATGAGCATAATGTATTGGAGCATAGCTAATGGATACAACCTATATTTACTACAGTGAGCAGATTGATGGTTTTATTATTATGTCTCAGCAGTTGCCAGATTTTTTCTTTGGAGACCTGGTCTATGTGGGTGAACTATGAAAAAATTTTATGTGTACTATTATATTCCTACAAATGAAGTTTTTGTATCAACTTATTATGTTAAAAGTAATAAATCTATTAGGCTATTGGGAGAGCTATGATGGAAAAGTGGAGATTTTATATTCCAAAAGGTCATTATATCGTCTCGACTAATATTTATACTAGTACAAAAAAGCCTACTGATGATTATTGGGGTGATTATGATTACGCAGATGCAGTGTATATTGGAGAGGAGTGGAAAAAGTCAAACTACAGTACTTTTGACAATAGTGGACCAAAATGTGAGTGCGGTGTATTAATTACGTATGGTGATAAATGTCCACCAGAGTACCATTCGAGTTATTGTCCTTTATATAGAAAAATTTAACATTAACAAAGGAGAAATTTATGGCTAAAAAAGTAAACAAAGAGTATTTGGAAAAGATGGAAAAAATGTTAACTGAGGCATTGTCTGGAAATGTACCAGAAAAACATAAAGAAAATATACCGGCGTATATACAATATATTAAAAAAGAAATCTTGCTAGCATCTAGGTCTGCCGGCTAAAAATGACAAAAAATGGTACTTTTGGCGCATCAGAATGATACTCTGGTGCGTTTTTTATTTCCAAATGCAGATAACTAGGTTATTCTGATATCAATAAGGAGGCTATATGTTATTACTTCAATTAACTTCATGCCTAACTTGGATGTGTATGGGAAACGTTGCAGCAGACTACTATGGTGTTGATAGAAAACTTGTTAGGGCGGTTATTTTAACCGAATCCATGGGTAGGGCTAATGTGGTTAGTAAGACTGGAGACTACGGTATTATGCAGGTTAATAAGCGTAATATTAAAGATTATAGAATATATGTGGATGTTAGATTTCAAATAGTTGCTGGAGTAGAGCACTTGGCTAAATTAAAGCATAAGAAGCACCGACCTTGTACTTATAATGTAGGAACTGCTCCATTTACACAAAATAGATTGAAAGCTTGTGTAAAATATGCTAATAAGTTAAAGAAGTACGGTTATGTTGCTAAAAATTAGGAGATACAATGGCCATTGTAGATAGAAGCTCTAGACCAAGAACAGAAATAGAAAACGTTTTATGGGCAATCAAAAAAGCTGATGTAGTTTATGATATTGAGTTGGCAAGGGTAATAGCTTCTGTTCATGGCGTAAGCCCAGAGCGTATTGAAATTTTGCTTGGTCCACAAATTATTATAATTGACCCGAGATTTTTAAAAGAAAGAAATATTTTTGCACGAAAACCTGGAATCATTAAAAAAGTTTTGATGTATTTTAATAAAAGAGTTTTTTATAGCATTAGTTTAAAAAAACTTATTAGACTAACTGGTAATGATTTAATTTTAAAACAAAAATAGTTTTGAGACGTAGGCGTGAAGTCGCTGTGGTGAGAGTGTAGGGAGTGTTAAACTCTAGATTAAAAGCCTCCAAATAGGCACTTGCTATCCACTAGGACACGCAGAGAGAAGATAATACTCGGAGCCGAATATGAGGGTAATCTGCAGAGAACTTTGTTGATACGCATGAACCTCAGTAAGCTCGTAGCCATGGTCGCGTATGGCACGTCTCACTTTTTAGGAGCTTAAATTGTCCAAACAATATGGATTCCAGCAGCAACTATCAAAGGGCTTACAGGCTCAAAAAGAATTTGCCGATTTTTATGAAATAGAACTATTAGACGGTACTGGTGCAGATATGAAATTGGCAAATGGCGCACTGGTGGAACTAAAAACGGACTTTAGAAACTCCAAGCGTACAGGAAATCTGTTTATTGAACGTTACAGTTCAAGTTTAAAAAAGTCTGATGGTGGTCCGTGGAAAGCTAAAACTGACGGCTGTATGTATTTTGTATATAAGTTTGATGATATTGTTTTGTGCTATTTAGTAGATGAATTATTGGAATTTCTAAATAAAAACATACAAAATTACACATCTAAACGCATAAATAATGGCAGTTATGATACTTTGGGATATTTAGTTCCAATTCATCATGTATCTCATATAGCTTTAGATTTTAGACAAATTGTATTAGACGCTGAAAATGAAGTAAATACTTAAATATCCTGATATTACTAGCATTTTTATAGTAAACAATCTAGTTGACTATTATGCTCCATTTTGGTACATATTAACTATGAGCAAGATAGTTACAAGAAAAGCGCCACATAATGCTACGCGTATTATTAAGCCAAACGTGTTGGCTGATGAAGTCTATAATATCTTATCTGTTGAAATAAATAAATTAAGCGTTAAGTCTAGAGGTCCAGGTTTAGAACCGGTGGATATTAAGGCTTTGAAAGAATTATCTAGTGTGCTACTTGGGCTAGATAAGGCTGAACGTGAGCGTAATAAATCAGATGCATTACTGGGCGAACTTCAGAATCTCAGTAAAGAAGAACTAGTTGAAATCGTAAAATCTGAACTGGAGCAGTCTGATGAATAAGCCAAGTTTGTATGCACAATATTTAGCAGAAAGGTCTAACGTAAATATTATTGAAAAGGACACTGGCTATATAACTTATATTTTTACAAAAGATTATTGTTATATTGAGGACATTTATGTTGTACCAGAAGCTAGAGGTACAAAGCTGGCTTCAAATTTGGCTAAAGAAGTTGCAGAAGAAGCTCTCAAGCATGGTTACAAAAAACTTTTAGGTTCTGTCTGTATATCAGCCAATGGGGCGGAGCGAAATGTAGCTTATATGTTAAACTATGGATATAAAATAAAAAGTCTTGAAGGCGATATGATTTATTTTATTAAGGATATATAATGGGACTTGTTATCAGAGAACTTACAAAAGAAGACTATCCAATTATTTTTAATAGTTGGTTAAAAAGTTATAGCAAAGAATATGTTAAGTATAAAAATGTTCCTAACCAAATTTACTATCAAGGACAGCATCTACTAATCGAAAATTTGTTGTCTAATAGCACTACTTTAGTTGCAGTTGATAGTGAAGACCAAAACATAGTTCTTGGATATTGTGTTGGGACCAAGTCAGAAGACACTTTTGTGGTGCATTATATCTATGTTAAAAAAGACTTTAGAGGTATGAAAATTGCTTCTAATATATTAAAATATGCTGGCGTAACTCCAGAGTCTAATATTGTTTTTACTCACTATACTCCGTCGGGAGCAGCGCTCGCTTCAAAATTTAACGCTATATATCACCCTTATATATTAATGGTAGGTGCATAATGGTTAATGAGCAAGAGCAGGGCGCACTTTCATTTGCTATTGAGCTTGCAATTGGTCAGGGCATAAATGTTCTAGATAGGTCTATACAAATCTTTGAAGATATTGATAGTAATACGCTAAAAAAAGTAGATTATGGAGTGTCTATATTAGAAAAACTTGGCTCAGAACCAATTACAGTCCGTATTGCTACGGCTGGTGGAGATGTTTACGCTGGATTCGGTATTGCAGGGAGACTTCGTGCTAGCAGTTGCGAAATAATCACTGAAGCATATGGAAATTGCATGAGTAGTGGCGTTATGGTGTTCTCTGCTGGTGATGTTAGGCGAGCAAAAGAGCCTGTTTTATTTATGTTACATCAGTTGTCTGCTGAAATCCCAGAAGACAAGTTATTAGGGCTTAAGGCAGCCGTAATTCAACTAAAAAGAGACCAAGAAGTTTATATAAAGTACTTAGCACAACGCACAGGTACGTCAACAAAAGTATGGAAAAGTTTTATTAACAGGTCAGATGATACGTATTTAACTGCTGCAGAGGCGTTACATCTAAATTTGGCCACAGAGGAGGTTTTATAATGGAACAACAAACGTCAGAAGTCGCTACTGAGGCTCAAAATACCGACCAGGTACTATCAAAATGGGTATCTGACTTGCGTAAATCGTTAAAAGAAAAGTCAAAAAATGAATTAGTACGTCTAGTTATTCATATGACTATTGAGCTATATAAGGAAAAGGAAAAAAATGAAAAAAATTCTAATAACTCTACTGATTCTTCTGAGCTTATCTCTAGCACTGAAGGCAGAAGAGCGCCAGATAACAGTAACCAAGACTAATTCTATCTGTGTTTGCGATGATTTTACGCCTATGCTTATCATGAGTATAGTAGTGCAATCTGCGTTATTTGCAAAAAAGGTAGATTATATTATCATACAAAGTCGTGGTGGTTACACAGTTACAATTTGGCCAATTCAGCTTTTATTAGAAAAGTATCCTGATGCAACTGTTGTTATTACAGATGCTATGTCTGCAGCAGCATTTTTATCCGTGCGTTTGCCAAATAAACGTGTTATAGATAAGCAAGGAATGATGTTATTTCATAAGGTATACACAACCGTTAAAATGTCTCCAAGAGAGGATGCTAGGTTAAAGGTGGTTAATTATGCTCTTATGTGGGATGCAGCTAGACTTATGAACATGACTTATATGGAGTATAGGGACAAGGTAATAAATGGCGATTGGATTATACTACCAGATGAACTACTACTTCGTGGAATTGTTTCTGAGATTGTTAATATTAAGATAGATAATAGTTATTATAAATAAGGAGTTTTTATGTCTACAGCAAAAAAAGTTAATGTTGAGTTAAGCGTTGAGCCAAAAAGAACAATTAAGATTGTACGATTTTGGCAAGCAGTTTATATTGGTAATGCCCCAGCTAATTTTATTTTAAATCCAAAAGTTCAAGACAATGGTACACCAAGACTTGGAAACAGCATCCCAGACGATGTAGAAATTATTACTGTTGATGGCGGTATTGAAATATCTTCTAAGTCAAAAAAAGAAGTTGTGTTTGTAAGCCACGCCAACATTGGTTCTATAGTCTATATTACGGAATAATTTGTGGCTAAAAGGCCTACTGTTATTAGTCCAGCAATGCGAGAATTGGCTAAACGGTTGGAGCAAGAAAAGGCTCCTAAGTTTAGCATTGACAACTTTTGCTTTGACAAGCAGAAAGAGTTTTTGCGTTCTGATGGCAGATTCAAAGTTGCGTGTACTAGTACGAGGGCTGGTAAAAGTAATGCCTTAATTGCTCATATGATTGAGACTTGTATAACGGAACGTGATGTGGTTGTGGCTTATTTTACCATTAGTGCCAACAGTGCAAGAAATATTATCTGGGGTGAACTAAAGAAAATATTAGAAGACTATAGTATTAACTGTGACATCAATGAAACGACTATGCGTGTTAAGTTTAAAGATACGCGGTCAGAAATTCGTATTAATGGTGCCAATAACGAAAGCGAAATTGAAAAGGTTCGGGGTTGGAAACTTAGAGCAGCCTACGTAGATGAGGCCCAGAGTTTTCGTGGTTATTTAAAGTATTTTATAGAATCTATTTTAATGTCTCGTTTAAGAGACCAGGCTGGAACTCTAATTATCACTGGAACTCCAGGTCCTGTACCATCAGGTTTCTTCTATGACATTTATCATAACGAAAATAGCTGGAAAAAGTTTCACTGGACATGCTTTGACAATCCTCATATGCGTAATTTGGAGCAAGTGTTAGCAGAAGAAAGAGCTGCTGCTGGTATTACAGAAGAGGACCCTAGCTATCAGCGAGAGGTTTATGGACGCTGGGTCCAAGATAAAAATAGCCTAGTGTTTCAGTTTAATAGAGATTTAAATGTAACTACAACTATCCCAGAAAAATTAGAGTATATATTTGGAGTCGATTTTGGATACAAAGACAGTGACGCTATTGCGGTTATTGGTTATAATGAGTCTAATGTTTATCTTGTAGAAGAATTAATTACGGCTAAACAAAATATCAGTGAGCTGGCAGGGCAGATTAAGGTTTTGCAAGAGCGGTATAAGCCTACGAAGATAGTTTACGACGGTGGAGCGCTTGGTTTGAAAATTGGTATGGAGTTGCAACAGCGTCATGGCCTATATATGCAGCCAGCTGATAAGGCTCGTAAGATAGAGTTTATTGAGTTACTGAATGATGACCTTAGAACTGGTAGATTTAAGGCTTTTCCTAATAGTAGATTTGAAGAAGACTGTGGTTTGCTGCTTTGGGATAAGTCGGTTGGCAACGGTAAGCGTGTCGTTTCTGAAAGTTATCATAGCGATATAACAGACGCAGCACTTTATAGTTGGCGTGAAGCTAAGCACTTTTTAAACGTGCCTGCTATGACTGAAAAGCCAGCACTACGTAGTTTTCAGCAACTTGAAGACCAGGTTGCAAAAGAATCTGCCGAGGTTGATGCTGCTAAGCGTGGTGAGATTTTAGATGATAACGTCAGTGAAGAAGACCTTATGTCTATATTTGATATTTATGGTAATGATTATTAGGCTACTTGTTCATGTCCATTAATAGTTCTCTTAAGGCCGCTGCTAAAGATACTTTTTGTCTGCTGGCAGCTATAAGTTTACTGCAAACACTGCATACTAGGCCATAAACTGTTTTTGTTTTTTTGTTTTGCAGTACGTGGAGCTTTGAAGTTTTTGTATTACAGCATTTGCATTTGTAGTCTTGTGCAACAGACATTTGGTTAAATTCGTCCAAAGACAAATTATACATTTTGGTTAAGTTGTATTGTTTGGTTGTTAGTTTTTTAGCCTCTTTTATTGGCTTAACCATTAAAGACCTTTTGTGCTCTTTCCATTTTTTTGTTTTTTCGTATGAACACTCTTTACAAAGTGGTTGCAATCCATCTTTACTGTTTTTTCTGTTGGCAAAACTATATACTGATTTTTCTTTATTACAGCAGTTGCATTTTTTGAATTGAGTGTGGTCCATAAATTTCTCCTATAACTCGACTTTAAACTGCTGGGGCGGGCTTGTCAAATTTTAATTTTTAGGCGTCTCAAAATGACTAGAGTAAAAACTCTAAATGGGTAAAAATTGGAACTTGTAAGCATGATTTACAAGCTGCCTGAAAATACCAGAAAGTTCAATTTTTCAAAAGGATATTCAGTTTTACTCGTGTCGTCCAAAAGGCTCAGGTCAAATATATTCGATTTGAGTGTCAGCAGTTTAGATGGCTGGTGCGGCGCGATTTTTTTGCTATTTTTAGTTTGGCATAAAGTTTTCTAATGGCTGTTATAATAATGACTAATTTTGTACTCGTTCTGTTGGCAAAAAGAAATTTATAGGCCATATAATTTTTACTTATACTAATGAACTTTGCCAGCTTAAAGTCAGAAGGCCAAACTTTAAAGTTTTTGGAGATTTTAAAGCCTGACTTTGCTTTTGAAAAATTTGACTTTGAAACGGACATGAACAATTTCCAATAAATGCAACTGGCTTTAGCGAACTTTGGGTGTGGCAACGGGAGAAAGTGTGAGCGATTACCGTAGCTTATATATTTTTAATTACTTTACTAATTTAATAAAATATAAAAAACATATATTCTTTCCCAAAAAGGCCGTTTTTAGAAACAACTTACTTTACTTTAAGTCTCCTTTTTTGGTCCTTTTTTTCTATGGGTATGGGGTAAACTGTTTATGTAGGCCCAGGCTATGTCTATGTCTATAGTCTATACCATGGCCTTAGCCTAAATAACATAGAACCTGTAAACGCAAATAAACCTACGCTACGCAAATCAATTTAAAGGCCTCTAATCGCCTCACCATTGAACGAATGGCCCGCGAGGCATACCCAAGTATGGGTCACAGGTTACAGGGCTTATAAACGCGATTACGAGTTATGCCTATATTTGAGCTGACAGGCTATAATAGGCTATTAGACAAACGATTAGACCTTAGTCCATACCTAAGCCTATCCCTGGACTATCGTGGCTTAAAAGGACCGTTTGACGCGAATAGGGCCTTACCAAGTTGTAAGTGTTAATAGTCTATACACCTGTAAAAAAAGTTATAACTATTTGAAACTAGTGCCATTTTTAGGCCTACCCTGTATAAAAACACCCTTATTTAAAAACACCCCCACCATAAAAAGACACACATATAAACGGCCCATCCCCACATTAACCCCCTATATTAAAAAAGTGCCCTGCTTTCACACACTTATAACTTTGGCACAGTCTTTGCACCCCTGCAAGTTTTATGCTACGGTTTACTGTTGCAATATTTATGCCAACTAAGTAGCCTTGCAAGAATCATGCCATTGAAACTATTATGCAATTTCTATGCCAGCCCACAAGACTATGCAATATCTATGCCAATTAAACAGCCTTGCAAGAATCATGCCAATCCACATAAGCATGCAATAATCGCGCCATACTGTGTATCACATTGAAACTGTTGAGGTATCTGCAATTTTTAGGCCAGCAGCTGCCATTTTCTGCCATTTTTATGTCTCAAATTGGTACATTTGCCAACAGATGTATAGCAAACATGACTCAAAATGAGATTTTTAGGTAGATTTTAGTTTGGCACGGAAGTTGCGTCAATACGAGACACTTACAATGTTCTTACAATGTTCTTACAATGTTCTTACAATGTTCTTACAATGTTCTTACAATGTTCTTACAATGTTCTTACAATATATCTAATTATCCTACTAAGCACATTTATCATATCTACTTCGGTCCAAAGTCCCATGCCTATCGTCTTTTTCATTTAACCAACACGTGACAATTAATCCGCCGTGTCGCAACACAAGCACAAGGTCCAGCCGACTGCTATAGCTCAATCTAACAACTAATTTTGTCGGTACATTGTTGACAGTTTCTAGTTCTATCAGCTTGCAATCACGACCCTTAATCGTCTTCGGTAGTTCAATGAAACCATATCGGTCCGTATGTGAAGCCTCTATCGCATGATTCGATGGACTTAAATTCATAATGTCTGGTAGTTTCAACTTTGGCATATATACTTGATAATGATACAGCTTAGTTTTCATTTTTAGGCCACCTTCGTATCTTCTAAAGAATTATTTAAGGCACTAGTATATTGTTCATATGACTCAAAACGCTCACTCATACCGACCGGTATCATCCAGTCTTCTAGTAAACTCATAAGACCATCAAGCGTGTCTGCTGTCAAGCTAAATTGACGACCGCTAATATATATTATCGTTAACTCGTGGTGTGTTTTGTATTTTTTATAAATTATCTTATCCATATTGTATTATTCGGTGTTCTTTTAAATAAACTTTAATTAATTTTCAAAGATATTTTTTATGGTTCATATTAAACCGTCTGACGCGAACAAGGATTAGTGTTTCATTTTGGCACGACGAAAGGCCCTATTCGGACCACTGTTTTACATTGAGACTGATGGTATCATTATATCAAACTGAGATAGTTAATCTTTCCACGAGTCGAAATAGCTATCGGCCCTACATATTAACGTTTCTTGCCAAAACTCATCACACCTTCTAGCCGCCTCTTCGTCGACCCAGGATTCAATAAATTTCTGTTCCTTGATTGGTAGTGTACTCAATTCCACGCGGTCACCGTCGGTCATGTACAGCTCTATGCTCTCAACACTAAAGTCGACCTCACTGAACACACTTACAACTACATCAACGGTCAACTTGACACAATATTCACCGTGTCCCAGGTCCGCGTCGTATTCGAAATTAAATTCATGTTTCATTTTAAAGCCCCCTTACAGAATAGTTGCGATAAGTCTCAGTAACAGTAACCCAATAAAGCACAATACTTGAACAGACAGTAACACCTCAAGGCTCGTAACACCATATTTATTTTTTAATTGTTTCATATTAAGACACCTTTGCCCATGCGGTATTTGAATAGTTTTTAGCGCCGTGGTAGACTAAGCCAATTTTATTTAAGACACCTACAGCTGCAACCATATCGTCTTCTGTACCGTCAACATAACCAGCGGCTTGCAGCGCCTCAATCGACTCAAACACGCGGGCATGACGGTGTTTGCTGGTGTCTATCAAATGGTCCTGTTTCCCCCCAAAGCTGAATATAAGTGTGAAATTTGAGGGCAAAATCTCACTTTGAAACATAGCGACTTGCTTGGTATATGCGTAGAATGAAACTCTATCATTATTCTCAAAATGAGACATGATGGATTTCCACCTATTGTAGTATTCAATGCTGTAGAAGTCACCAGCGTCATGTATACGAACTTTTAAGTGTTTAGTTGACCGTTTTGATAACCAACTATTAATCTCGTTAATTATGGTGTCCACGAACTCATCTGATAATGTAAGTTGCAATTTGGCCTCATGAACCTTTGCGACATTACTAAATCTATAAGTCCCGGACCGCGCATAACATCCAGCTGCACACGCGCCGGCGTTGGGGCAGGTGATAAGGCCTAAACTTGACCTGAATGCTGGTATTGTCCAGTTAACAACAGTATATTGACCATCACTTGACTTTTTCATTTTCTGATTTTGAGTTAATAGTTTCATAAAATTATCTCCTTTTAATTAAATAGTCTTGAATTAATCGCGCTTTTAGCAAATAAGTGTCCGTGGTCTCGCGTATCGTATAAGGCAGCTGAAACTTTAGTATTTAAGTCTTTGTCTCTTAATTCTTTAAATTTAAAATCACTGATATCAAACATGAGTCGCAAAGTTATCAGGCCGCCCTTTGCTCGTGGGTACCTTTGTCCGTAAGACACCGGACTATAACTAGGCATTGAATTCACACCAAAGGCATCAGTTATCACGTTTTTTATTTGAGGTATGTAGTGCGCCAAAGGGTCCCCTTTTTTCTTTAGTTTGCTAAACTCTACCGAATCAAAGGACACGATAACCATTAACACCCTATCGTCTTGATATCCGACCGTGCTCGTGAAAGCTTTCATCGACTTAATCATATAAGTATCTCCTTTTAATTAATTTAAAATCTAAGCAACTAACAACTTACTTGCAGCATCCCACATATTTTGATTAAGTTCAACTGTACTGTTGTCAATGTTTTTTAAACGTCTCAATTTGGTAGCTTTGTTTGCCTCCAAATCGGTCAATATGATATCACCACGAATAATCCGTTCTTGATTCAAATTGAAACAGTTCCATAGCGTATTGGAAGCGTCTTCTGTCCTATAGGGTGACGCCACTGCCGCAACTTGATATTGTGTCTCATCTTGAGTCGTGTAGATACCGCTAAACTCCGTTGCTCGAAGTCTTAAGGCTAGTAACTGCTTAAACAACTCGTGTTGTTGGTCCGCGTTCAGTATTGTGTTTTTCATCAAATAGACCTGCTCTGTTAACTTGGCTCTTTTATTTAAAAGTTGCTCAATAGCAGTTCCAGTCTGTCTATAAACATCGCCAATATGACTGATGCTGATAGCCTCAAAAGCTTTTCCAACCGCCAATTGGTTTGAGCAGACACCACGATACAAGCCTAAGTACAACTTAATTGAACCATAATAATTGGCATTTTTAACGATAATATCCAATTTTGAGTCTCCGATATTGATATCACTTGAAAACCTGAGCGTCGCAGTCTGGTATGCCTTAAGGTCTGCCTTTCGACCTTGACCTACCTTTTTATGAACCAAATTAAAACCATTATCTCCCATCGTATTAATTAAGTCTTGTGCTGATAACGCCTGATATCGCTCACTTTTGTTGTCATGTTTGAAACCGTTAGTCAATACCACATCTGTTTTAATATTTTTAAAATCTTGTTCTAATGTTTTTCGTAAACTACCGTTATACAGTGCGGCTG